GCCGAATGTTGACCTGACGCAAGCACACGTCCTCGTCGTCGATGATGCGCTCCACACCGTATTGTCTGATTTGATACGGCTGAATTACGGCGAAGCAGTAATAATTCCAGCCGGACGGTCCATTGTATTTGCGGACATGCGACATTGCATGTCTTTTACGGATGACTCACACTCGATAACGGTACATTGATATGAAGGTAAAGATCCTGAGCGAAAAGATACTGCACGGTCGCGACGCATATTACAAAGATGAGCTACGCGAAGTGCCGGAGGATGTGGGTGTATACTTTTGTACAATGGGATGGGCGCAGGATCCCGAAGGCAAGATTAAGACCGGTGAACGAAAGTCAAACCGGCGCCCGGTCCTCTCTGTTGAGGGCGGAAAGATAAAGATGGAGGATTCTAACAATGGTTAAGAAAGTAACAGATGGATTTCTCGATGGCGGCCTGGATGCTATCAATGGAGCTACAGCGATCAATATCTGCTCGGCAGAACCGACAACCGTTGCGGAATGCGATTCGCTGTCGCTGATTCCACCACATGCTCTGACTGCCGGCGACTTGCCAATAGCTGATGGCGGGTCAGGCGGCAGAAGGATCACGGTTGCCCTGCAGGCGGATCTAGTGGTTGATGCTGACGGTACGGCAACGCACGTCGCCATTAATGACGGGACGGACTATTACGCGACGACCTGTACAAGTAAAGCAGTATTGATTGACGATGAAGTCACGGTCCCTGCATGGGATATATTGTTTAATGATCCAACGTAATAATGGCAACGCCGACTATTGTTATCGGTGACGGATGGTCACAGCTCGTTACACTGAAAGCGGGCACTGCTGCCTATTCAATAGACAGTGGCGCTACAGTTAAATCCGCGATCATAGCCACCGATCATTCAGCCCTTGAGTCTACGGTTGTAACGATCACGGAGGCTGATCCCGGCAACGACTGGACGAATGGTGTGGTAATGCTTGAGTTTGATACGACCAGCCTGGCAGGACTATCAGCAGGACTGTCGAAAATAGAAATAGAAGTCACCGAGAGCGGCGATAAAAACACATGGTTCGGCGTAGTTAAAGTGGTCAACGGTCTTATCCCATGACAACATTGATAGCACAACAAACGGGCGCAGCAAGCTCAGCGGACTTCACCCTGGGTGACGGGCAAATAGGCACCATTGGCGTCTCCGGTAACATCAGGTCGGGCGAGGGCATTGTCTGTGAACTCAACGCAGGCGCCACGCATGGATACATCCGCACAGGGGGTGATGTATTCGTACACCAGTTCGATCGGGTGCGGACACTGCAAGGACCAGGCACGTTCCGCATACGCAAACCAGCAAGCGCAAATGCTGTCGGTGTATTCGGTGTCGGTGTGGCCCTGTCTCGAATCGATCAATACCTGTCTACCAATGGCGACGGTACTGGTGAGATGGAGGCAACTGGGGACTATTCATCAGCTCAAGAGATATTCTATATTCAGCCTGCTTCTACTGATATATATTATATTCGTAGAATGCTGGTATTTTATGAGGATAACCTATCCTTTGATTCAGGGGCGTATGGCAATAGCATCTCGATTACCGGTAGCGATGGGATACAGGTTAGAGTGCAGAACGACAGCGGCACAATCAGCGATCTGACAGCGGGCCAGCTTATTCAGATCAACCCGCACTGGAAACGACAATGCTACGATACTGATGTGTCATCCTACGGATCAGGCGATGAGAGCCTAGGGGCAAGATGGACATTCCAGAAAGCAGGATCAGATATCAGACTGGATGGATCAGATAACCAACGCCTTGAGGTTGTACTAGATGGCGACTTCTCAGGACTCGAAGACCAAGCGTTCCTGGTCCAAGGGCGGAAGGAAACTATCTAATGCTTAGGTACTTCCGGGAGGGGGCCTCGTGCGGGTTCGTGGAGGCGCGCTTTTCGCGTATTTTCTGGCACGGTTTTTGACATTACCCTAGTGTATCGCACCAGTGATTGAGCTATTGCACCAGGACTGCATGGAGTACATGGCAACGCAGCCAGATAATGCATTTGACCTGGCGATTGTTGACCCGCCTTATGGGATTGATGTCGGAAAACAGCGCGAAAATAGCGACAGAGTGACGGTGAAATGGTCAAACCCTAGCAAATATGAATATAGGCAGTTCGATGATTTGGCGACACCAAATGGTGAGTATTTTGATGCGTTGTTTCGCGTGAGCAGGCATCAGATAATTTGGGGAGCCAATTACTTTGTAAGGCACCTCCCTGCGAGTAGCAGTTGGATAGTGTGGGACAAAAAAGTGGACATCAAAGAGCATTTATCCATGTGCGAGCTTGCCTATAGCAGTTTCAGCAGGAAGTGTAATAAATTCGAATTCTTGTGGGCTGGGTTCAGAAAAGCGATTCAGGAACACCGCATTCACCCGACTCAAAAGCCTGTCAGGCTATATGAATGGTTACTCCGAAACTATGCCAAACCTGGCCAGCGCATCCTGGATACTCACCTGGGTAGCGGCTCCAGCGCCATTGCCGCGCATTATTTCGGTGTGGACTTTGTGGGTTGCGAGATAGACGCGGAGTACTACGCGGCCGCCAAGGCCCGATTTAAGGCCGAGACGGCACAATTGGCGCTATTCTCAGTCGCCTGACATTGCAATGGATCAGCGCAGGACATTAGCAGCCGAATACGAATTGCTACTTGGTAGCACTCCGCCGGGGATTATGGCGCGCCTTTGCCGCATGTCCCGAACGCATTTCCGGGAGCTGATTAAGTCCGGGATCATTACCCGCAAGGGTGACCGCTTTGATGCCTTCACCGTTCTGGATGAATACATCAGTCACCTGAAGGGTCGCAATGCTGATGTCGGCGAGGTTATCAATATCAGCAAGGAACTGGAACTGGAGCGTCATCGTAAACTAAAGCTCGAAAATGACAAGACGGACGGCTACTTGATCCCGGTCGATGATGTCACCGCAATGACAGATGTTATGACCGCCAGTTTTACTCAGGGTTTGGAGTCGTTGCCAGGGCGGTTGGCGAATGTTCTCGCGGGGGAAAATGAACCAGCAGTGATTCGCAAGGTATTACAGGATGAAACAAGACGCATCCGTCAAACCGTCTCGGTTTCATTCGAGATTATGGCAAATACTCAGACGCTCGTCATGGATGGCGAAGCCTCCACCGGGGAGGACGCCGGATCAGTGGGCTGAGTCATGCCGGGTACTGCCGAAAGGATCGGCGGAGCCAGGGCCGTACCGGTCCAGCAGGGCGCCGTGGACGGTCCCAATACTGCGGGCCTGTGTTGACCCACACTATCACCGCGTTATCGCCGTCATGGGTTCTCAGATGGCTAAGACGGACGGGATTTTGCTGAATGTTGCGGGCCATCGGCTGGATGATGATCCGGTCCCGATTCTGTATGTTGGGCCTACGCGGTCCAACGTCGAGAAAGTTATCGAGCCGCGCATTAAAAAGATGGTACGTGGTGCGCCTTCGTTGACTGAGAAGATGGCAGAAGGCAAGTCGCAATCGAAGACCTACAAAAACATTGCCGGCACTTCGTTTCGATTGGCCTGGGCTGGGTCGGCTACGGAGCTGGCATCCGAGCCGGCGTGTATTGTGATGGTGGATGAACGTGACCGAATGGATGATGACGTTGGTGGTGAGGGCGATCCCTTTGAACTTGCCGAGGCACGGAATTCGACGTACCCGGACGGTAAAGCGATTGGCACGTCAACGCCGACAATCGGCAATGTCGAAGCGGAGACGCTAGAGACGGGTCTGACTCATTGGCAGTCAGCGGACGCCGCAGATATCGGGTCACAGATTTGGAAGCTGTGGCAGGAAGGCACCCGCTTTGAATGGGCATGGCCATGCCCGCATTGCCGCGAGTATTACGTCCCGCGGTTTAACCTGTTGCAGTGGCCGGAAGGATCCACGCCGACGCAGGCGCTACACCGGGCCCGGATGTGTTGTCCGCATTGCGGTGCGCTTTCGAGTGACAAGGACAAGGACTCACAGAATCAGCGCGGCGTGTATGTGGCGCCGGGACAGACAATCAGTCCCGAGGGCGAGATATCGGGCGAGACACCAGATAATGATTGCGCGTCATACTGGGTATCGGGACTATGTTCCACGTGGAGAAGTTACGGACAACTGGCTCGCCGGTTCTTGAACGCGGTCAACAGCGGGGATCCGGAGCGAATCCAGGGTGTTATCAATACCGGATTCGGTGAACTCTACAAACTAAAGGGCGACGCGCCCGAATGGCAATCGGTCGCGGACCTTCGAGAACCGTATCC